AAAAATCAAAGAAGGTGAAGGTGATAATGAAGAAGCGGAAGTTTCTGAAGCATCTGCTCCAACTAAGATGGAGACAATTAAAGCTATCGTCAACACAATGAAGGAAATGAACAAAGAAGACCTTCAAGGCATTTTCACTTCTATAACGGAAGATGAGGTAGACGAATCTTTGACTAAGGCAGAAATCGCTAGAAATATAGTCGAACTAGTTAAGAAACTAGATGACAGCGAGGTTCAAGAAATGTACAAGTCTATGACTAATGAAGAAGTAGAAGAAGAAGTCTCGGAAGAGATTGACGAAGAAGCTTCTGAAGAGTTAGAATCTAAACTTGTCGAGATTGAAATTGAAGACGACTTAAATGCAATCTCAGAAGCATTAGACTTGTCCGAAGAGAACCAAGCAAAAGCAAAAACAATATTCAAAGCTGCAGTCCAATCTAAAGTCTCAGAAGTTGAGAAAGATTTGAAAGAAGCTTATGAATCCGAATTACAAACCTCAGTAGATAAGGTCAAAGCAGAACTAAGTGAAGCAGTTGACAAATACTTGTCTTACGTAGCTGATGAGTGGACGAAAGAAAACGAATTAGCCATTGAGAGAGGTTTGAAAGCTGAGATGACTGAAAACTTTATCACAGGTCTGAAGACATTGTTCGTAGAACATTATGTTGACGTTCCTGAAGATAAGTATGATGTTATCGATGAGCTTTCTAATCGTCTCGATGAGATGGAAGTTAAACTTGACTCCGAAGTCCAAACAAATATGGATATCGCAGAAGAGTTGAACACTCTCAAGAGAGAAAATGTGGTGAAGGAAGCGTCTTCTGACCTTACTGAATCACAGAAAGAGAAACTTGAGTCACTTGCAAACGGAGTAGACTTTAATGACGAATCAGACTTCCAAGAGAAGATTGGTGAAATCAAAGAAGCATACTTTGGAATTGAAAGTGAAACAATTTCCGAGGATACAGTTGTTGAAGAAGGAACTGGAACGCTTGAAGAAGAAAATTCTTCACCTGTTATAGAACCAACTTTGCAAAGGTATGCTGACGCAATATCAAAACTAAAACCATTAGGTTAATTTAAAGGAAAATAACATGTTTTTATCAGAAAACTTACAGGAAAAGTGGCAACCTATCCTAGAGCACAGCGATTTGCCAAAAATCGATGATAGCTATAAGAGAGCAGTCACCGCAGTAATCCTAGAAAACCAAGAAAAAGCTCTTAACGAAGATAGAGTTTCACTTGACGAAGCTGCACCTTTAAACGCTACTGGTTCTTCAGCCGTATCTAACTGGGATCCGATTCTCATTAGTCTCGTAAGAAGAGCTATGCCTAACTTGGTTGCGTATGACATTTGTGGTGTTCAACCAATGACTGGGCCAACTGGTCTTATCTTTGCTATGAAGGCAAGATATAACGACTATCCTACACAAGGAAGAGAAGGTAAAACTGAAGCTCTTGGAACTTCAGAACCACACACTCCTTATTCAAGTGGTGCCCAAACAACTTCAGCTGGTGCATTAACAGCTGCAATCAGTGACCCTTTCGACACTAGTTCGCCTTCTTATGAAGACACAACTGGTAGCGGAATGTCTACTGCAACTGCAGAAGCATTAGGTGACGTTGAAGCGTCAAACGGTTTCGCTCAAATGGCATTCTCAATTGAGAAAGCAACAGTAACTGCGAAAAGCAGAGCGCTTAAAGCGGAATACACTTTAGAACTAGCTCAAGACCTTAAAGCAATCCACGGTCTAGACGCTGAATCTGAATTGGCAAACATTCTCTCATCTGAAATCCTTGCGGAAATCAATAGAGAAGTAGTACGTAACGTTAACATTCAAGCTAAAGTAGGTGCATCTGCAACTGCTTCTGCTGGTACTTTCAACTTAGATGTTGATGCTAACGGACGTTGGTCAGTTGAGAAATTCAAAGGTCTATTGTTCCAAATAGAAAGAGAATCTAACGTAATTGCAAAAGAAACTAGAAGAGGAAAAGGTAACTTTATTCTTTGTTCTTCAGACGTTGCTTCTGCATTGTCAATGGCAGGTGTATTAGATTACGCTCCTGCTCTTAACACTGACATTAACGTTGACGATACTGGCAATACTTTTGCTGGTGTTCTAAACGGTAGAGTTAAAGTGTACATCGACCCATATGCTGGTGTTGATTACTTGACAGTTGGATATAGGGGTACTAACCCTTATGACGCTGGTCTTTTCTATTGCCCATACGTTCCATTGCAAATGGTTCGTGCGGTTGGTGAGAATACTTTCCAACCAAAAATTGGTTTCAAAACTAGATACGGAATGGTATCTAACCCATTCGTAGGTGCTACACCTGCTGATGGACTAGCTTCTGCTGGTACTAACCAATACTATAGAAAATTCGCAGTATCTAATATTCTATAAAGAATAGTTACATCCGAATTAAAAACCCCAGTTCGCTGGGGTTTTTTTTGTCCTAAATAAAAGTGATACCATTCATTCGTGCAGGCTGGAAGTTATCACGGGGAACCTACGGGTTCCCTTTTTTATGTGACAGTTGTGTGACAGATGTACTATATACTAGTATGGCAAAATTTATTAAACAACGATATAAAAGATTTCATAAGATGATGAAATCAGGCAGACTTAACAAGGTTATCAAACTCTCAATAGCAGACTAAAAAACCCTAAATAGATGTATGACTACTATCAATAAATCTATACTGCAAAAAAATAACTTCAGACTTCTCATAGATAAGGTTCCTACTGTGGAATATTTTGTGAGAACTGCAACTGTGCCTGGTATGTCATTCAGTGAAACTGCTGTAGCAACAGGCATAGGACTAGATGCATATTTTCCAGGCGATAAAGTGGAATTTGAAAAGTTATCAGTTTCCTTTGTAGTGGATGAAGATTTACAGAACTTTAAAGAAATCTATGATTGGATGGATGCAATAGTGCCCATTCAAGACCCTAAAAAGTATAAGACACTAATGGGTACAACTGCGACTGCGACCAATCAGTTATCAAGTCAAGGTGACACCCTGTCGAAATATAGTATGATTACACTCGTACTAAATACTAATAAGAACATTCCAAATAGATTTTTTAAATTCTATGATGCGTTTCCAACAAACCTAAGTGGTTTAGAATTAGCATCGGGAGAAAGTGGTGAGGCGGTTATCTGTACAGTAGACTTTAGATTTAGTTACTATGAGATAGGAACCTCTAGTTAAAAACACCTTTTAATGGTATAATTATAGTATGAACCTAGAACAACTTAGAAATGAGTGGTCTAAGGATTGTGAAATAGATGACATCGAACTAGATAAGTCATCGTTAGAAGTCCCCAAGCTACACGCAAAATATCAAGAATACTTGACCAATAATATATTGACGCTCAAGAACCTAGAATTCCAATACAACTTACTACTGAAAAACAAGTGGTTGTGGTATAACGGAAAAATGTCACAAGAACAAATCAAAGAACTCGGATGGGATGATGACCCATTTGATGGTCTGAAGGTTATGAAAAATGATATGCAGATATGGTACAATGCCGATACCGACTTACAAGCAATAAGTGGTAAGGTTGCATATCAAAAGATTGTAATCGACTTCCTTAAAGAGTGTATGCAAAATATTACTTGGAGACACCAAACGATTAAGAACACAATCGATTGGCGCAAGTTTATGGCAGGACAGTAATATGATTCTGAACAATTACATGTACACTGCTCCCGAAGTGTTTACACCCGATGAGGTTGCATTAATACATCGACTAGCAAAACAGATTCCTGTAGACCATGCTAGAACTGGTCATCAACTTCATGCTGACCCCGATGCTGACCCTAATGCAGATACATTGAATCCTACTATTAGGCAGGGTGAGGTTAAGTGGTTTACAACTCCTGGCCCACATGAGATGCCACAAGTTATTGTTGATAAAATTAATACCACTGTTCAACAAGCTATGGATGCATGTGATTGGGGATTTAATTTATCGTGGATTGAAAATTTCCAGTACACCATATACCATGCTAGAGAAGACGCATTGACTGGTGACTTTTATACATGGCATACAGACCATGGGGGTGAAGTAAAACATGATACAGGTGAACCAACGCATAGAAAAATTAGTATGACTATACAACTAA